CTTGACAGCAAAAGCCGTAATGATTTTCGTATTGGCAAAACTCTGGAAAAACAGCCAGCTTGCGAGTATTATTGTATCTCATTAAAACAAAAACTGTCTGTTTGTCTTTCGGCAACCTCTCCTCAACACTAATCCACTTGGGCTGACTGGCTCTCAAATCCCAATACTTTGCACACCAATCTTCGCCAACACGATGCTCCATTTGCAGTTTGGATTCAAGTTCCTTGATGCGCTTGTCCTTTTCAGCAACAACCTTTGTAATGTCTGTACTTCGTTCGTCATTGATTATAGATTCAAGATTTTCTCTGTTGTACATTGTTTACCTTTATCATTTCGTCTAGTTTGGACAACAGATCATTGCACTTCTCTAGATGAGATTCTAGTTTTTTGCAAATGGAATTTCTCTGCCTGATAATTTCATCACAATCATTGTTAAACTTTTCAAATTCATTCATAATTAACCCTCCAGGTATTTGGGTACTTCCGGCCTTTCAATGTAAATCCACCATTCAGAGCCATCGTATTCTTCACGGCCTAGCCAAGCTCCGTTTTCAAGCCAAATGTGACCAAAAAGTTCCTGAGCGCCATAACAGCTATCGTATTCGAAGTCCATGTCATTAAGGAACTTTTCATAGTCCTCTTCGGTGTAACCAACCTTCAGGAATGCTTTAACATCCTTTGATTCGCCATAATGACCAAATTTGATTTCGGCACAAGTGATTTTGAGTTCTGTTCCGTAACCTTCTTTGTGGTCAGAAAGAAACTTGATGAGTTCTTCTTTTGCGTTCATAAGATTAACCTTTAATTTCTTCGTAATACTTTTTAATGACCTTGTTTTCGATTTCTTCTCTCAAAGCTCTTGTTGCAGGGCTACAGATAGTATGAATTGCTTCACCCTTGTAAAAAGGATAATTGGGATAGCCAACGTAAATACCGTTCTCGCCATCCATAATACGGAGGCCACGAACAAGAAACTGATCGTTGAGTACAATGTTAGCCAAACCAAGCAAGCTACCGATTGATGCGCATTCACGGAACGGATAAACCTTAACCTGAGTTACTTCCATGCACGGATAAGTCTTTTCTGCTTCTACCATTTTGTTGTTTCCTTATTGTTGATTTTTGTTTTTCTCGGCCTTCCACCTTTAAGGCCGTTTAATCTGCTTGATTTTGCTTTCTTTTCGCTCGTCTTTCCTTTTAAGTTGGTTGACAGGCAATAACTATAGATTGACTTTATTTGCTCAACAGAAAGCGAGAAAACCGCCTCGCAATGAGGGCAAGTTATTGTTTTTAGTTCTTTCAATTTGGATTACCTTGATATTGTCTGTTTTATGCTCCTATGATAAATTGATTGTCAAGATATGCTAAATATAGCCTAATAAGATAGGTTTTTCAATGGGTTTTATCAAAATAAGTGAAAAATATTATTGTGTACTAGAATTTATTCATTGTGAATAATCGGAGTTTTAGTATGGGAAAAGCAAGAAAAGCATTGACTATGCTTGACAAGTACATTGAGAAAAATCCTAGGATGGCTTCGTTTGTAAATAGCAAACGTTCTATTGTTCCGCAATATATGACAGAGGAACAACTTATTGATCAGGCTGATGAAATTCTAAATGACGTTCTGTCTAGGGAAAGAATTAGTGACTTGATGAATGGAAGTAGCAATGGTTTGTCTGTAAATCGAGTGAAGGTGAACCACAGAAATATTCCAGGATGGGCAAAAAGATTATTGGAAGAAAACCATCGTGATGGTGGAAATATGTCTTATGGTGATGCTGATTTTATAAGAGGATACGGCCCTATTAGCGAGGATTAACCAATGATCAACATATCGGAACTTACAACAGACCAAAAGACGATTGCATCAGCTCTATCCGGCAAGTGGGAGAGGAAAGCAACGGCAGATGTTACTTGGGTTATTCTAGGACAAGTTGTGTTCCTAGATGGAGATAAAGAGCAATTCCCATACAATGTTATCCAATGGCACGATTGCGGTAATAATGGCTATTGGGGAATATTGAGCAATACTGCAAAGAGGAAATAAAATGGGAAAGGAAAATATTCTAGACGTTGTTAAAAGATATCATTTTACGCCAAAGAAAAATGTCAATTCAATTCTACAGAATGGATTGAAGGCTCAAATTGGTTTTGGTCAAAGACACGCATTTAATCCTGTAGAAGCGGTTTTTACATACGTTAATAATGAACCTGAACCATGGAATTGGAATGATATGTATTCTGATTTTGTTCCTCTTGAGATTAGCATTCCTAAGGATGTGTATGATGGGATGGAAAGATTCAGTAGCAATCCTAACTATTGGGGTAAATACAATGTTGATGTTCCAAATGGAGTACAAAGCATTGAACGTGGTGGTTATGCGGACATATTCAAGGAAAACATTCCGGCAGAATACATAAAGCCTTATGAATATCCTGAAGGCTATAGATTTAATAATAGGGAAATTGATTGGAAACCTGGTGAACGAAGTATTATGACAGGAACATCAGGAGGAAAGATAAATGCCGCATGGGAATTGAAGAGGAATAAGAATGCTTACGGAACAAAAGAAAAATTCCTTGACGAGATAACAAGACAATGTAAGGATATGGGTTTTGAAAGTACCGCTGAATGTGGTTCTTATTTTCTTAATCCAACAACAAAGAAAAAAGGACTTCCTTATATAATGAAGTCAAGATTCATCCATAACAAACCTCCAATAGTTGAAAGTGTTGATCCGTATCAGCTTGAAAATTGGAGAAAGAAACATTGGAATAAATAACCGTCTTTATTCATTGTAGACCTCTAGAAATAGAGATTTGCGAAAAATGGCGTAAGGCCACCTCATCAATGTGGTGGCTTTATTCATTGATGGAAAAATTTAAACAGAGGTTTTCATCAATGGCTAAAAAGAAAATTCTAGACAAGGTTATTGCTACTAAGTGGCCCAGGACTCTTGGCGCACCGTATCAGGGTAGTAAAAGTCAAATTGCAAAATGGATTGTAGACCAACTCCCTTCACAAGATTATTTCGTTGACCTTTTCGGTGGTGGAGGTGCTATGGCTAAAGCCGCTATGATTTCAGGCAAATATCCTAAAGGCGTAATCACTAATGATTTCGATGGTAGCGGATTACGTCTGTTCCGTGATGGAATGGATGGTAAGTATCGTGACTATGACAGATTCGTTACAAGGGATGAATTTTTCAATGGTGGTGCAACTCCTGAAGAAAAGTTGCTCTTCTCTTACGGCAACGATGGACGTACTTACGCATATGGCAGAGTAATTGAGCCTGTAAAGAAAGGAATCCACGAAGTTATTGTTCCTAATGATTATGATCAGGCTATGAGAGCTTGCTATGAGCTTAGAGGTAAGATTCCAGGATTCAAGAAGTCCATGTGCAATGATATTGTTTCCGCAATGGATGGAAAGGACTTGAACGGAAGAAGGCTTGCTTTCCAAAATATGATGGCAAAGCAAGGATTTAAGGAAAGGTATTACAGACCTCAACATCTTGAAAGAGTTGATCGTGTAAATAGCCTACAGAATATACCGAACAAAGATAGGTTCAAGTTCTACAATACATCTTATGAAGATGTTCATATTCCTGAAAATTCTTTAATCTATGCGGATCCTCCTTATCGTGGTACAAAGGAATATGTAGCCAATGGTTTTGACTCTGCAAAGTTCGATGATTGGCTTCGTTCTAATCCTCAAAGGGTTTATATAAGCGAGTACAATATGCCGGATGATTTCAAGATTATCAATAGCATAGAAAAGTCTGCTCTTATGGGTAATTATAACTCAAAGAAAGTGATTGAAAACCTCTACACTAACGGTAAGTAAGATGGCTAAAGAAAAGATATTGGATGTTGTTGTTGGTTCAATGAAACAATCACCACAGAAGTACATAACAAGGTATCATAACACAGGAAACTCGAATGCTATTAACATTGTAAAAGGAAGTGGAATAAAACCTTCAAATGATTACGAAGGTAATAATGCCGTGTTTACTACCGCTAATCCTAATGCTTGGGTGAATTACAAAAGGCCAGCACAAATAGAACTTCAAATACCAAAGAAATGGTATGTTGAACATTCAATAAAAGATGCTATGGATCGTTTTGACAATAAGGATGTCTTTCCGTATTTAAGGAAAGCAGACCCTCTTTCTGTATGGGATGATAAACCTAATGTCCAATGGCAATCAAAGATTTCCGACCGTGTTTATAATGGTGGAAGAACATCTCTATTTGACAATGAAGTTCCTGTTGAATTTATTAGAAGATTGTGTTTAGATAAAGGTACTCCTAAAGAACAATGTTTTGATGAAGAATCACTTAGGTTGATGAAAATAAAATAGGTAGAAAAAACAGATGAACTACAACATACTAGACCAAATTATCGATGAAGACAACTATGGCCCAAATTCCGCTGAATGGAGATTGAGAGGGTTGAGCGCGGCAGGGCAAGAGGCTTATGCTAGGAAGTTGTTTCATGATGTTTCAAATAAAGCCTCTAGAAAAGGATATGAAGGACATTTTGGAAACGGGCCTTTTAATGAAGGTGTCGATCTAATGACACGTTATAATCAAATGCCGGAGGAAGCTCAAGATTCATTCTTGCTTACATTGAAGGAAAATCCTATTGAATTTGCAGAACCTGGAGATTTTAACCAAAAAATATCTACTGCTCGCACAGGGAATGGACGTTATTCTTTAGAAAATGGAAAGGTGTATCTTGACTCTCAAAACGATAGAACTTTCTTCCATGAATTAGGACATAGCACATCACAAAGGATGAATCCTAGGTTTGATAAGAGTAAGACATGGACAAATATTGCCAATCTTGAAGGAAGTCCTCGTGAAGTACATTGGGTTCATCCAAAGAACTATTATGTTCCTGACTTTGCGGCCCAGAATAATTTTGGTAAAGAGATTACAGAATTGTCTGATAAATGGATTCGTCCTAACGATGGTTCAAAGTCTATGAGATATGCTTTAAATAGCAATCTTAGAGAAGATATGGATAAAAGAATGAGGTTTCGTCCTAGTGGATTTATTGAAACTGTAGGCTCTTCTGCTCTTGATTGGGGAGGATTACAACCAAGATATGAAGGAGAGGGTCTTAGTCATAGCAAAGCATATAAAGAATATTGGCAAGACGAAGCTCGTAATAAGTGGATGTTAGATGAAGAAAAATCATCTTTTGCTCCACTATCTATGGAGGGTTTTGCAGAGATGTTTGAGATTGTTTCAGAACCTGGTGGAAAAGACTGGCTAATTAAAAATATGCCTGGAACATACAAGAGGTTTATTGAAATTCTCAAGGATGACCATAGGCTAAAGAAGTTTAGACCTCCTAAGTATTTTAGAGATATCAAATAAAAACAAACTCCTTGCTTTATTCATTGTAAAAGTAAGGAGTTTTTTTATGGATGACTGGATTACTAAACAGGAAGTTGAAGACTATGCAAGGTCTAACGTTCCTACGGCTAGAGATAGGCTTATGGCAGAGAAGTACGTTGACTTTGACAGCATCAATGACACACTTGATTTTGAGAGTATGATGGATGATTACTATTGGATGAAGCAGAATACTCCTCTCGAAATACGTGCCGTTGACGATAATTTCAGGAACAATGCCGTTCCTGTTGACGGTGGTAACAAGTGGCTAAAGAAGATTGCTGATGTTGGTGGTAACGTGGCTTCCGACTTCCTTTTGGGTACTAGGAATAAGGGATATGCAAACCAGGTTCCTAGTGACTACGATGTGCAGGGATGGCTAAACTACGATCCATATGCTGATTATGATGAAGACGATGGTAACGATGGAAGTTCCATCGCAGGTACTATCGCAATGTTGGGGGCTTATAATATCCCTGTAGTCGGTCAAGGTCTTTTCATAAAGGACGTTGCCGATAATGTTTACGATTCGCTTAAGGAAGGTGAACTACCTGGTATACTCAACCTCTATTGGGGTGGAAAGTCCATGGGAATGGCGGCAAGGAACTTCAAGATAGGCTTTGAAAGAGGCAAAGCAAGGAAAGCCGCAGAAAAGGCCAGGAACAAGAATATCCTTGACTATACCGTTGAGGAAATGCCTAAGTATAGGCTTATGGACAAGGAAGGAAACGAATTGCTAAGGAACAATGACAAGTTCCTTGACAGGAAGTGGAGGTAATAATGGCTGAAAGGAATGAACTAAAGACCATCATAGATGAAATTGTTGATGAAGGTGTTCAAGTACCAGGCTTTCTTAAAAACCCTGAAGCAAAGTCGGAACATCTTTTGCCTGGACTTACAAGAGAGCAACAGAATGCTTTGATTCGTAAGGTTTCTAGGGATATTTACAAGAAGTCTAGAAGATTTTCCGAGAAGGCTAATGGTGGGAGCAAAATCAGTCCTAGACACGAACTTGAATTGTTGAAAAAGTCTGATGAACTAGCTACAAGACTTCATAGGATGCCTTCTAGGACTCAAGATTCTCATTTAATGTCTTTGGTTGATGGTAACGGATATCCTAGTATGATTGTTTTCAAATCACCTGAGGAAATATCTAGAAGTGCTGGTAGAAATGCCGGAGCATTTTATAGTCCTTCAACAAACGATATTATCCTTCCTGAAGATGCTGATCCCGAAATGATAATACACGAAAACACTCACAGGACAGGACATTTAATGAATCCTGAAAATAAGAGGTTTCAACTAGCTGATGTTAGTCCGTTTTGGGCAGAATCTGTAAGTTCAATTCCTGATTACTTTGCGGTAAAGAATATTGGTAAGTCAATCGAAAAGGACATTGTTGAGCCTGTAAGAAATGGAATGACCGATGTCAATGGATTTGGTGGTGTTTACTATGAAGCTAAACGTTCTGCTAACGAAAATCTAAATAAGCATGGCTACATTGATGATAGTAATATCAGAAATATTGCAGATATGGTCGGGATGAGTCCTAACACTAATTATTTCTTTGAAAAGGGTTATGGACACGGAACTAAATACAGAAACGATTGGCAAGAAGAAGGAAGGAAAAGAATTGATCATTTGTTAAAGCACAATTACAACAAGGAAGTTCAAAGCTCAATCGCAAACTATCCTCTTTCTATGGAAGGTACGGCAGAATATGAGGAATTGGTATCAAAGAACAATGGTGTTGCAAAAATGCTATCACCTACAACATACCGTAGGCTAGAGGCAATGTATGGTGCTGATTGGCGTAAGGCTCTTCTTAAAAAGCAAGTTGAAGATGGGTATGTTCCTGTATTCTATAAAGATATCGATGTAAGTGGTAAGCCATCCGAAAAGTTCTTTGAAACTAGGGGTGAAGTTCCATATCGTTACAATGTACGTGTTCAAAGACCTTATGGTGGTTACCATTATGGTGAATATCCTAACGCAAAGGAAATGATAGATGAAAACTTTGCTAATGGATTTGAATACAGAAACCTTGACGATGAATGGAGTAAGGGAACGCCACAGGATGTATTTGCTAGGTCTTATGACCCTGGAAAAAATAATATGGTTGATGTTGTAAAAAAATATCCTGAAGCATTTCCTCCTAGTGTGTTCCTCAAAAGACATTACAGAGTGAATGACAACTTTGGAAACCATTACTTCCTAGGTACTGACAAAATGAATCGTTATGTAGGAAAGAGAATGGTTGAAAAGGATATTTTAGGACGTGATGCCGGAATAAGGACTATTGAAATGCACGATGGCAATGGTTGGAAAGATGCCGCAGATAGTGCAAGAGTTAAAGGATGGAGAGTTCCATAATGTCCTCAACAACAATACTAGACAGAATTGTAGATGATTACGAAGGTCTACGCCCTGTAGAATACGCAATAAGGCCATCTCCAAAGAAGATTGCTGAAATTGAACGTATTATGGGTGGCGTAAGGAAAAAGGTCAACGAGAACTCTGTAAGGGCAAAGGAATCGTTTAGAAAAAGGCTTCCTAACTATGGTTATGGTGGTGACAAGTATCTTGAAACAAAGAATGTTATTCAAGACTTTATGAACCAGGTCTACAACGATCCAAATTCCTACGCAATGGCTATTTCTAGGGAAAATCTAGGAAAGGTTCTTAATAGAGGAGATTTTGAAAATCAGTTCGCTACAGGTAAAAGTGGTGGAGAATATAACGAGGGTAAAAGAGCCTATATTTCCAACAAAAACTTTGGAACACCTTTGGAAAGATTGCACGATGTGTACATAGACAAGAAAGCAAATCCAAAGTATAATTGGATTGATACGTTTACAGACGATTTGTTCAATAGTGAAAAATACGGATTTGTACCTGGATATGGTGACGGTGATATGATTATTCCGTATGGAGAATACATCGTCAATTTTTATCCTCAGAATGTCAAGGATAGGACTACATTCAGCAATGGTGATTCAATGATGGATTATGACTACCCTGTTCTGCTTAGTGACGATAACACATGGGGTGGACTAGTAAACCATCTTAGTGACAATCCTGATCTTTATGATATCACAAATCTTGACGAAAACGCATTTAATCGTCTGAAGCATAGACTTAGGAATCCATTTGATTACAACGAGCTTCAGTATCACGGCCCATTGGGTGTTGATGATATCAAGAGTGTTACGATTCCTAGTTATTGGCAAGATGCTTTTAAAGAACGTATTGAAACCGCTAAAAGTATTTGGCCTAACGATTGGGAGAATAAATTAGATGATAAAATTCTAATTCCCGAACGATGGAAACAGAGAGCGAACGAAAACAGGTTTGACTTTATTGATGAAGATGGAAACATAATCTATCAGGGCAACAAATAACAACAAGAGCAATGGACTAACCATCCGTTGCGTTTCTCTTTTATTCATTGTTGTATAACACTTAAATGGAGATTATAACAACGGCTGATTCTTGCCGTAAAGTCGAAATCGATACTACATCCTTTGCAATCGTTTCCTCTAACGATGTGTACCTCATTGAATATGACCTTGTTTCCGTAAATGGAACAGACACCGTTGAAGGCCGTGTGCTTTTTGATGGCATTAACAAGGCTCTCACTATCCGTGGTGAAAAGTCCACTTGGGATTACATTGTTTTCCCTGTAAATCCTGGCGATGAAGTTTCCGTTTATAAAAACAATACTGTAAGTATCGTGACAAAATCTTGGACATTCATTGATTCAGCGAACAAGATAATTTCCGCTGCTCCTTACAATGCTGGAAATGGATTGCAAGTTGCACCTGAAGGCTCCGTAAAAATAATAGTCAATACAAGAAAAGTAGACCACGGTTTAGAATCTAGTGTAGTTCTTAAATCCCACACCTCCGAAGGCACTTGGGAAGGCTACTACAACAATGACCCCAGTTATGGCGTGAAGGGCTACGGCAAACTTTACACTTGGGACTGTATTTGTAGTGGAAACGAAACACCATCCTCAGCTATGGCGAAGTTGCTCAAGGACGGATGGCGTGTGCCGACTAAGGCCGACTTTGATACACTTTATAGTAATTTAGGTGATACTATTTCTAACCGTTTGAATAGTGCGTGCGAAAAATGGTATTGGCCTGTCACGGAAGGTATTACTAATTCTAGTGGATTCTCTGCAATACAAAGTAATTTCGCTATTGGTGGAGATTCTTCTTTTGGCACAGGTTCTGCTAGAATTTGGGCTTCAAGTAAATTAGATAGCGAAAAATCGTATTATTGTTTTATAGATAAAATAAATAATACGATAGCTTCAAACTACTCGTCAGAATTTTCTAGATGTTATTCCATCCGCCTCGTCCGTGATGTACCTGCCACAGTAGCAACACTCGCTTCCGTTGATGGAACCGCAACCATTGTCAACAACTAAAAGGAGAAAGAACAAATGATTAACGCAAACATCCCTACGCCTCCTAAAGACGGAGCTTGCAAACTTTACTCCGTCCGTGGTGAGTTGGTGTGGGTCAAGGAAAAAAAAGGAGATGAAGGTATGCTCAGTCACTATAGCCGCATTCAGTACATCAAGGATTGGAACAACGGAATCCACAATGAACTGACTTTCAAGGCAAAGACAACAAACGATCGTGAATGGAGAAAGGTTGCAAGCTCTTACCTCATTGACGATATGCTCGAGAAGGTGAAGGGTCACGAAGAGGATGAAAGGGTTCTTTCGCTTTCCTCTTTCCTTCCGTTGATAATGTGCGGTATGGCATACGTAGTTGTGAAGAATCTCGCAAAGGCGTGTGATGAAAAGATGAAGAGCTGGGATATCTACCAATGGTTCATTGCCGCCCTTGAAGTGATTGATTCCGAGAGCAATTACGTTGAGGGTAGTGATGCCGTTGAAACTGAATCAGTTGAAACTAACGAAACCACAAATGTATCTGATGATACTGAAGTGATTGAGTAGCAAGACAACATTCTGTTATACACAAAAAAAACAATGAAAGACCACGGATTAACTATCTGTGGCCTTTTCTTTATTCATTCGTGAACAATAAAGTCCATAACGGACAAAGGAGATAAAACACTATGAGTGAAGATTTGCTCGCATTGCTAAAGGATTTGCAAGTCAAGTATCAAATTGAAGAAGGTGATATGGAAGATGTTGCAAACGCCATTGAAACAGAACTTTCCGAAGCCGTAAATGGTGGTGCAATGGAAGGTGAAATGCCTGTTGAAGGTGAAGTACCTATGGAAGGTGAGGAACAATACTAATGACTACTTTTGCAAATAAGTGTGGTGGTAAGAAAGGTGGTACAACTAAAGGCGGTAGGAAGTAAGTATGGCCTTACCTATTAGCATCATCAAGGCTAAAAAGCCTTTTAAGAAATTCAATGACCGTGAAACCATTCTTGATCAGTTGGTTAGAGAATTTGGTGGCAGAGATGCGATCAATGACATTCCTAAGTACCGTACAAACGATTTGGAAAAGAAATTTGGTACAAAGGATTATTACAACGATATGTTGAGAAACACAAATCCTGTAGTACACGAAAGGACTCACGGCTACAAGAAAATCCCTGGTGGTTATGAGTTTAATGAAGTTGAAGTGTTTAATCCCAAAATCATCGATAGGATGGGAGGTAGATAATGGCAAAGGTTCCTAACAAGACTATCCTTGACAAGATTGTTGAATCTGCAAGAGCTAAGAGAGGTGCTAGGCCTGAAGGTTACCATGACAATATGAGGCCAGGTTCTCCTAAGTATGTGGATGAGGAATTGGTATTCAAGGCTCCTAGTTCAAATCCTGGAAATGTTGAGTTATTTCGTGAAAAAGGTAAATCTCGAAAGATGATGACTCCCAATAGGATTTATGCTAATCAATGGTATGCAGACCCTAAGAACAAGATTGAGCAGGGTTATGATCCTTCCATGAGTGATGCTGAATTTAAGAAAGCATTTATTGCAAGGTTAGGTGTTCCAACTATTGAACAGAGGGAAATGGCTCAACGTGCTTATGACAAGAAAGTAGGCCGTGACGTTGCTAGAGAGTATGCTAGGTACGTTAATCAGAACAATGGTGAAAGATACGGCTATGAATATCCTTATGTAGATATTTCTTCTAAAATGGGTAGAGAAGAAATTAAGTGGAGAAAATTGTACAACGAATATGTAGAAGAAAATGCTCGTTATGCTGATCAATTTCCTTTGATGACTTACGATGAATTTGTCAATCGTGCAAAGAACTATAGCATTGATGATGAAATTGCTGAAATGCACTATCGTAACGAAAATGATGCCTACTTAGACAATTAGTTCTTTTCCTTAAAGAACAATGGGCGTGTCGGTTAATTCCGGCACGTCTTTTTTTTGTTCTGTCAACTCCTCTTTTCCTTAAAACCACGATTTTCACACGTTCTTTATTCATTCGTGGGTAGTCCAAAGACCCTTCAATTCTTTGGGAACATTCAAATGGTAGCCGTGGCCTTACACGGATTAAGGAAAAGAAAATGGATCAGAGCTTAGAAGAAATGCTTAACTCCTATACAGGTGATGAAACTATTGAATCCAACAATGCTGATTCCGCAGTTGAGGAAACGAGAGTGGATAACCCTTCGGAAGATACAACCACCGTTGAATCCGATGAAAATGGTCACGAAGGTGCTGAAACACAAACCGATGGTACTGAAAATAATGGTGGCGTTGTGTCTGATGGTGAACAGAATACGGAATCGGAAGCCGTAAATGAAGAGCCTAGGAAGTCTAACAACATTCAAAGAAAAAGACCTTATAGTCAGCTTGAAAAGGCAGAGTATAGTGCTTCCAAATGGAAAAGACGTGCAAAAGAAATGCGTGATTCCAGGGATGCCGCTTTAGCTGAGTTGGCTAAGTACAAGGACTTGAACCCTGATTCTTTTGGGGATGATGAACGGTCAAGAGCAAAGTTTCTTGCGTGGCAGGCTAGTAAAGAACAACAAGTCAATGACATGAGTGATGACATTGATGCTATGGAATCTCAGTACGAACAAGAGATTTACGAAGCCAAGATTGCCGATTGCTACAACGCACAAGGTGCAAGAGATTTTGAAGAGCTTGATGAACACTATGGTGAAGCCTTTAAGTTCCATTGTAGTCAGGTAGACCCTGATAACGTTATCATCGACTTTCTGAAGGGTAGTAGGATTGAACCTTACTTGAGAGAAATCATCTACAAGGATGGTGACTTACAGGAACAACTTTTCGCAACTTATCGTAACCCGATGATTGCCGCAAATGAAAGGCTTAGGCTCCTTAGAGAAAAGGAAGCAAGTGTAATGGCTTTCCTAAAGAGCAGAACAAGGTTGGCAAATGCGAAACAGAATGTCGCTCCTAACAAGGTTGCAAGTGTTCGTCCTACGCAGAATCAACAACAGACTCAAAACACAAACGTGATGCAGGGTCAAAATAACCAACCTACTACAAGGCGTTTTCAGTTGCGTAGTATGGCTAATGCTCAACCCACTCAAAATACTCAGCCAAAGCAGAATCTAGCAAGGATGGCTACAGGTTCGTTGGTCAAGGGTGGTAACGAGCCTAATGGTTCTCTTGATACTGCATCTGCCGCCGCCGAACTCATGAAAGAATTTATGGGTCGGTAATCAAAACAAACTAAAAAAGGATATAGCAAAATGGCTAATTCTCTCCAAACACAAAAGAAGGTTATTGCTCTCGCTTTTGGTGCAGTTACCGAAATGGGCTACCTCTATGCTGGTGCTGACAAGGGCATCGAAACTGAAATGCAGGGTAAGGACAATGGTGATACCATTTACTACAAGATTACCCAACTCGCAGAACCCGACTATGCCGAAGATATCGGCTCCAATGGTTCCGGTGACGAACTCAATGCTACCGCAAGGGATGTAAAGCAAGTTGTTGTTCCTGTGAAGATGAACGATAGCTTCACAATGGTCAAGATTAAGGCTTTTGAACGTCAGATCACTGCAATTGGCGAAGCCGTTGCAAAGGCTGAAGTTGGTGCAAGGCTTGGTTCTAAGGCCGTGAAGATGATTATCCAAAAGGATATTGCATCCATTGGTAACGTCTTTGTTGTGAAGGCTGATCAGTCCGATGCTTTCAAGATTTTCCAAAAGGCTACAGGCTACCTCCGTACCGTTGTTGATGGCAATCTCTACGGCTTCATGGATTACAATGTATGGGGCGACCTGACAGGCAATGGTCAGCAGTCCGTTCCGTGCGCTCTTGCAAAGCCTGAATTTGGCAAGGGTCTGAAGGGTTCTTGGGCTAACATTGACGAACTCCGTGTACTCAATGACATCAAGACTTTCAAGGCTCCTACCCAGGCAACTTGGGCAAACATTGTTGGCAAGATTAACAACGGCAAGCTCGAACTCAAGGGTACAGGCTCCGATACAATCTATGCTGGCTCTCTGTTCACCGTTGCTGGCGTGTTCACAAAGAAAACAAACGATGTTGTAACCAACAAGTTGTATGTATTCCGTGCAAAGGAAAACATCAGTATCACCTCTTCTTATGCAGATGTTTCTGACAAGGTTTCCAACTTCCAGTACGGTTCCGATGGTGGTTCCAACATTGCTACTGGTTGGGCAACTGAAGATACCGTTGCAGATGCAGTTGTTACCGGCCTTCTCACAAGTGGCAAGACCTACGCAACTACCATCATCCGTGCTTCCAAGGCTCAGGTGTTCGGTTCTATGAAGAGTTGCGACTGCGAAGGCGCACAATACAAGAAGTCCGAACTTGATGGCGTTACTGTTCACGAAAACTATGACTCCGATGTTGCCAAGTTCTCTACAGAAAAGCGCTTCGACATGATCTTTGCATCCAAGTTGGTGGAACCTCGTGCCGCAGCTCTCGTTCTCTATCCCCTTGACTAATTCAAGATAAGGTAGACAACAAACCTTTAAAGACCAATGGTGTAATGCCGTTGGTCTTTATTCATTGTAGATAAAACACGGAGTCTATTTTGTTTGACGATTTTGAAGATGAAGAAGAAGGTGTAATTGTTGCTTGCCAACATTTCCTTAAAAGGTCTAGTGACAGATTCTCTAGTGACATTGATGAGCAAGAACGTGCGCTTGAAATTTCGGGTGGAAAGTTTTGGAATGATGAAATGAAAAAGAGGTGGGGACTTGTTGACGATAGCAACAAGGAACTAATGCCTTCTGTTCCGTACAACAATATCTCTCCCCAGGTCAACGCCATTGCAAGTCCTTTTAGCCGTTCTCCTTTTCACGTAAACATTGTCTACAAGGATGAAAACGGAAAGAGGATTCAGGAAGCAATATCTAAGATTGAGGGTTGCAACAATGCCAAAATGGTCTATCAGCAAGCAATGACTAGGGGTGTTAAATGCTCCTGTGGTTACATCTCCATTGCTACTGAGATTGACAAGAACACTCTTGTTCCTAAGATTGAATTTCAGTCAAATCAAAAATGCGTTGCTTTTGACCCCGACTGCGTAACACCTAGTGGTGAAGACGCGGAAGAAGGAGCTTTGGTTACTTACATCAGTAAGAAAAAGGCTATCCGTGAATATGGTGGTGATGTTATCCCTCACGATTTCCCCGATAGTCAACCAAAGCTTTCCTTCAATGGTATTTCGGCATGGCCTAACAGAAGTGGACAAGTTCAGTTGGTAAAGTATTTCCGCAAGGAAAAACAGAAACTCCGTAACGATAATGACGAACTTGTTTTAGATGAATTTGGAAAGCCTATTGAAACGGATAGAACAATCGTAATGATGTATACTATCTGTGGAAACCTTGTTGTTGAGGAACCTAAGGAACTTCCCATTGACATTATACCCATTGTAAGATTTGCAGGGTATGAAGATTACGATGTTGAATACGGAACCATCTATACAGGCTATGTACAAAAGATGCTTTCCCATATTGAACAGATGAGTCTTGCATTGACAATGCAATCTTCTAGAATGCGTAAGTGTTCTAATGTTAGGCTCGTTGTTCCGGCTAGTGCTTTGGAAGGATGTGAAGGCTACTTCATAGACTTTGAAAGGGCATCGTCTATGATTGTTGCCTGGAATGACCAAAAATCTTCTACACCTCCTCAAATCGTAAACGATACTTTCCCCACTAATGACATTTCTGCCGCATTGCAAGAGGGTAGGCAGACAATGCAAGAATGTAGTGGTATTAACCTCTCAGGTATCAATACAACCGAAAGAACGGCCTATGAGGTAATGCAACAACAAGTTAATAGTGAATCCAACGTACAAGAACTTTATCTCCATGCTGAGGCGGCTTGTCATACTATCGGTAAGATTATGCTTGGCATTCTCAACAATGGCATTGTACCTGAGTTTACTCTTGAGGGTGGCCCTAGTGTAATCACAAGCCAAATGAAGGAACGTGCTGAGATTCAGGCCATTGCTCAAATGGTTCCGGCAGAACACCAGGAACTTCTTGCTATCCGTATGGCAGAAACAATCACGTCTACTACAGGCAAGGCTATCGCAAATGACCTCAAGGCTAATTGCGGTCTTAAACTTGCAGAAGGTCAAGATGTTGGTACTCTTATCAATGCTTGCGAACAGATGAAGAATCTCCTTGATCAGGCTAATCAGCAACTTGAACAACTTCAAAAGGACAACGAGGAACTTCAGCAATCCAATAAGCAGATGGAAATGCAACTTGCTGATAACTCTGCATCTAGGGAACTTGACATTGCAAAGTTTGAAGCTCAAATGCAGAAGGATCAGGCTCAACTCGCCATTGAGAATAGTGAAGCGGCAAAGAAACTTGCCCAGGAAGATGATAAGATTGCTCTCAACGCAAGGAAGATTGCAACAGACAACATCCTGAAGAAACAACAGATTATGCTTGATGCAATGAACTCAAGGAATGGTGTAAGATAACATGAGATTTTACGTCAATACAAATGAGGGTGGCGCACAAGGAAACTTGAGCTACAACAAGAGATATGAGGCGGCAATCACTCCTCAAGACAAGAGGATGAATGATACTCATATCGAACAGTTGAAGAACGAGTTTATGCGTAAGTATTCACCTCCTATGAAGGTGATGAACGATAAGCAACTACTCAATCAATGGTTGCAACAACAAGAGTTGAAGGCCGAAGATTGGGCGAGAAGGAATGAACCTAAGAGGTTCTTGAATCCGTTGCTTAGGCCGATGAACGGAATTGCCTCCGACAAGGTAATGCGTAAGAACAGAAACGGCAATACGGCTGAGATTTCATCTAGTTGGGTAGGTGATGTTACTATTGATGCTACAGGAAAGGTGCTTACCGTACAACTTCCACCTAACAAGAAGAATCCTACAGGAAGGTACACATACGGCACTTCTCCTGAGATTCTAAAGCAATTTCTAGGCTCTAAATCTTTGGGTCAGATAATTAGCCATCTTGCTCATACAAGAGGCTCAGGCGTTACGCATAGTGGCATTACGAAGTTGTGGGATAGCAAGCTCAATCCCGAAAAGGTTCCTACAAGAAAGGGCAAGGGTTTTAGATAATGACTAAGGTTAATATTCTTGACAAGGTTATAAAGAGGTATCATGCTACAAACGAAGAGTCTTTGAAGTCCATCCTCAAAGACAGAGCCTTGAAGCCTACAAGAGTCAATGCAAGAACATTTACTAAGGATGGTAGTAACTATGCAAAGGATGATAAAGGCTCGTTTATATATGAATGGCAAGATAGACCTATATTCACATCTGTAGGACGTAGGGAATGGGTGAATCCTGGTGGAATGCTTCTTGAGATTGAAATACCTGGTTCTAAGTACGTCAATATGAAAAGAACGGACATTAACCCCGATTACATTCCGTCAGAACAATACAGGGGTCATGGTTATCCTTGGAAAGTGTTCTCTGTAGACCACAAGGGAACGGCTGACTTTTTCCTTGAAGATATTCCTTTGGATTATGTCAAGAGAATTTGTCTAGATGGAACTAGAAAGTGTTATGACGTTGACAAAGTTTTAGATATGTATGGGATAGAAAAATGATTGTTAAAGATTTACTTTTGAATGCTCTCGCTAATGCCGGACATATCCACGAAGGTGATACGGCTGAAGCCGATGATTTGTCTTTGGCTTTGCGTAAGTTCAACTTTGAACTTCGTAGACTTTCAAATCGTAACCTTATCACGGCATACCAAAAGGTGTTTGACATTGACGAGGTTGATCTAGAACAGACTATCGGTAAAGTTCCAATGAAACGTGGAAAACGTCTTGTTTCAGTTTTGGAATCCGTTGAAAGTGAAAAGCCATCCACTTCGGGTTATGTCCGTAATCGTGATTACATCTATATCAAGGACATTAAAGAAGAGGGTAGCATTGTATATAGTCATTGGCAGACAGTTTCTGTTAATGGCGCACAATGGGTTGATGTATCTTCTTCCGATACTCCGTGTGAATCTGTTCCTGACATAATCGTTAATGATATGGAACGTGTTGTAACAACTATGTTCCGTAACTCCTATGGTCAATGGGAAAAGTTGAGATTCGTTCCTCTTAGTCAATTCTATTCTGAGAATGATGATTACATCTATTGCACGGCTCAGGATGGCGAAAACAGGATTAGGCTCTTTGTTACAAATGAAATAAAGTGTAAGCCTATCAGGTGTGTATACAATACTGCAATGGACTTTGGTAAGTTCGATGTTTTGGATTTGCCTGATGCTCATCTAAACTTGATGGAGATTGCGGTAACCGTAGCCTTGCTTACAGGGGATGCCGATAGTGACCCTAAGAGGCTTGAAAACTACTCAAGTCAGTTGAATAGCATTATTGGTGATATCACTTCAAATACGTCCTCTGAACGTAGGATAGTAAGGTCTAACGAGAATGTTCTTGATAGCCTTAGAAGCGGTTCTTTCATCTTGCGTAGGAGCCGTTAATGTCTTTTGTAACAAACATTGTTGGTTTTACATCTAAGAGTAATCTTGCAAAGGTTGGGCGTTCCGATACAATCAATATGTATGTGGAACAGAAGAGCCAAAACGAACATGGATTTTCTACCATCCTAAAGCCTATGCCTGGTTACAAGAAAGTCTGTGATGTTGAAGGCGAACCTCAAGGTATCTATCGTTGCTCTCTGTCTTATGATGGAAAGCCTGGTATATATGGTGTATGGGGTCAAAAACTTTATCTCATTGACAATGGCGAACCGATATTCATTGGTGATATTGCCGGAACAGGAAGGATTTCTTTCTGTGAAACTTCGGGATATGGCAAGAACCATCCTCATCTAGTTCTCTGTGATGGCGTTAATGTCTATGCGGTAGATACGACTATTTCTACAACTCAGCAAAGACTTCAATGGGGCAAGATCAATCCAATTCAGCTTCCTTATGAATATCCTGATAGCACAACAAATAGGATTAAGCCATCGTGGGTAGCATATCTCTATGGGTATTTGATTGTTGGAGCTGAAGGTACGGACATTTTTTACACGTCTTACCAATATCCTTTTGAGGATAGGGATGAAGACGGAAACATCAACTATGACATTTTCCAACTAGGCGAAACTGACAAGGATGATGAAGGAAACCATACTGGTTTCGGTCATGGTGTGTTCACAATGTCTGAATGGCAACCTGATAACACCATTGTAGGATGTTCTAATGGCTCTAGGCTATTCACGTTTGGTGAGAGGTCTTTCCAGGTATTTGCATATCAAAACTCAAAGGAACAACCTTTTGCAAGCCCTGACACGGCTTCTCAGAGCATTGGTATAAAGACAAAGGAATCTTTCGCTCAGTACGGATCTAACGTATATTGGTTAGGCTCTGCTGATATGGGTGGTGATACTGTATTCTCAATGGATGGTGGTGCTAATCCTACAAGGATGTCTACAGACGAGATTGAGGAAATAATATCTAAGCTCAACAAGAATGTTGTCAATTGCTTCTGTATGAGGTGGATGAGCCATCCGTTCTATGTGATGAACTTTCCTATTGACAATATCACTCTTGCTTACGATATAAAGGAAGGCGGTTGGATAAGACTATCCTCATCCGGCAATACAGGCGTTGACAAGTGTTTTAGGTACTGCAATTCCACCATTAGCCGTGAAGATAAGTTGCTTTTGCAGGGTAATGGCGTATTGGTAGAGGCTACTAATGAAAAGTGGCTAGAACACGATAATGCGCCTATCGTAAGGAAAAGAATTGGTGGTGTTATCAGTAGTGACCACAAGCCGTTCAAGGTCAACAAGCTATCCCTAATAACTAACAATGGTGACTATCCTAATATGGTCGGAAAGTCTGTTAGGGTTAGGATGAGGTACACTAAGGATGGCTCTAAATGGCAAGATGTTCTAACCAAATCTCTTGGCAGAACAGGGCAATACGGCTATGATACGGTGTTCCGTGGACTAGGCAAGGCTACACACCTATCTGTTGAATTTAGTTGCTCTGAGGACGTTCCTTTCGCTCTGTATGGAATAGATATAGATGCGGTAAAGACAAACTGATAAAAAAAGAAAAGACTCTCGATTAGAGAGCCTTTTTTTCTTTGCATTGTTATATCGTAATGAAAATTCAGTTTGTCAAAAAATAAATTGCAAAAAGTTCAAAAACGATGATCAGCAGAAAAACATTTCTTATCCTTTCGTAATCAGGAACGTCTTTTACTAAAACTATCATTTCATTTTCGTACTTTTCGTTCAATGAGCTAAAATAGTCTTTCATTAGGCTTATTGCTTCCGTTGGATCCTTCGTTTCGCATTCCCAATAGAACTTTTCACCATTGACGAAATAACATATTCTATACCTGGTTTTTGTAAAGAATTTCATCATATTTTTTCAATGTTAATCATTGGTTTTAGAAACTTCATATCCTGTTCAATCCAAACAACCTTCTTGTCATTCTTCACTAGGCTTACATGGAGTATTTCCTGACCATATGAAAATGTTTTCTTGTGAATATGGATTCCATCAATTTCAGACTCACTAATGCTCTTGTCAATTAGAAACTTCTGTAGTTTCTTAATTAAATCTAGCAATGCGTTATAGTCCATTGAAAGAATATTTTCCATTTCAATACTAGGTTCTACCATTTCCACATCCTAAAATAAGTTCAAAATATGCCATAGGATGGAATTGCTTTACAAGCTCTTCCCAATTTTTCCCATAGGTGTCTTTAAGTCTGTTCAATGCCGCATTTCTCTGTTTCTTTGTTGCAATGTACTTGAATCTTACAGACATTTCAAAACGAAAAGAATTGCGGTTTTCAAGGTGTTCACAAGGAAGTTCTTCACGGATTGTTTCGTAATGCCTTGGATCAAAATCACCAACTTCAAACATAAACAACTTTTTATCGTTTGATGCTTTTTCTAGCATTTTTGAAATAACATCTCTTGACGATTCTTGTTGATTAAAAAATAACGCAGAAACGTTCTGTTTAAATTCATCGAAGTTAAATTCTGCTGAATCCATTCTTAACTCCTCAATGGGTGTTTTTCGTAATCAGTACACAACTGATCCTCTTCTACCATCTTTCCGAACTTAACGCAAGTGTACCAACGTTCTCCATTAGGTTCATCACGCCTACAACGGCAATCACAATGACTGCAAGAATAACACCTTTTTTCACCAAATCTCATTTTAAACCTCTTTGTTGTTAGTTCCGTAACACTTGCTTTCTTCTTCTGCAATTTCAGCATCGTGTATTGACTTTTCTTCCAGGAACATTGCATAGTCAAAACGTTCACGGAATTTCTTTGATTCTTCTTCAGGACTTTTCATTAAACACCTTCTGTATCTCTTGTATATACCAATCTTCATTGCAAGATGTTGTGTACAGAATCATATAGTCATCCATAGACTTTGCAACACACAACCAATCTTCATTAACAGGGATTTCTTTGTTCTTTAGCTTGTTTGCTATGCTATTGTCTATTGACTTCTTTAAATCTTCAAGGCATTTCAAAGCCTTTTCGCAAAACTCTTCTTTTGTCAATTTTATTCCTCATCAGGATTGAAGGTTGCTTTTCTGATAGTCTTACGAGTACGGCCTTTCGGGAAACGCTTTTCGTAAATGAAATTCTTGCAAGACTGGTAGTCAAAAAAGCAAGCCTTCTCCTTTCCATTCCTGTAAGTGTGCCAAAACAGGAAAAACTTGAACTGCGGGTAGAATAGTGTTTCGTTGTCAATAAAGTCTTCACCAATTACTTCGGTTTCCTTGAGTAAAATTCTGTATTTCATTCTACATTCCTTCCTTTATGTTTTCTGCTCGTTCCTTAATCTTTTCGTATATCCTGATAAATTGTTTCTTGAATTGAGGATAGTCCTTTTTGGTTTTTCCTTCTACAAACATTTCATTCCATATACGGCAAAGCTGAAAGTTGTTTCCTACCTGGTACATCATTTTGTAAGTACGCATAAGGGTGTTAAATCGAAGTTTGTTTGCGTAATCAATGTCAGATGCCATTATTTATTCTCCGGCTTATCCCATGTAATTACAAAGTATTTTTTGTTTGGTTCTGCTCCCCATTCTTCTTTTCCTGTTCCGATCCGTATTTTCGGATTTTGGAAATACAGATGACGTGAATCGTCATTGGATTTTGGATATCCTAAAGTAAAGACAACATTCTCAAAACTTTTAAAAACTTTCATAACTCCATTGTGACGATCACCTATATTGTGAGTTAAACGTACTGTCCAATAATCGTTAATTTCCCTGTATTCATGCAATTTTATCCCTAGACGTATCAGTCCAAACCATTTCTTTTTTAACGGCAATCGGAGTGTTTTTGATTTATTTTTCATTCTGTATTCCGTCATTGCATTCGTATTCCATTCGGATTTTTAAAATTTCAATGTCATGTTCCAATTTTTGGGAATAATCCTTATAGCATTTTGCAATGTTCTTCCACGGAGCATTATCGCCATCCTTGCACATATTTTCAACGGTAGGGTCTTCACAACCAGCAACAATTAAAACACAAATAAACATCATCCAATACTTCATCTACATACACTCCTTAATATTCATTGCTCTTTCTTTGCACTTGTCAGCAATGCGAGATACTTGTTCGATGTACGGAGGATATGCGCTTGAAAAAGCTAATTCGTTAAAGTATCTTGCCTTCGCCATAAGTCTTTCATAGCGGATTTTGTTTATGTATTCTGCATTGATTTTTTCGTAATAGCTACCAAAGTCAATTCGGCATTGTGTAATTGCTTCGTCTGCTCTCATTGTTTTGTACCTATGCTTCGCTTGTTTTAGCTTTACTTAAAAAACTCTCAATAGTTTTCTTAAAATCCTCATCTATGTAAAACTTTGAATTTTTTCCTGAAACGAAGTTAAACTCAATTTCGTAAGTATCTTCGGGATGTTTGTCAAAGTACATTGTTGATGGTTTGATTCCAAATTCATTCACATTATCCATGTTGACGTAGTGTCCATTTATTTTTATAAACATTTTAACCTCTTTTCATTTATTTTGATTGTTTAAAAATCATCCAGGAAGAAGGAGTTGTGTATTCCTTATCTCCCCATGCATTTTCTTTGTAGAACTTCTGTTCTTTGTAAATAAAGTAAACCTGATACACTCTATCAATTGTTCCGTCAACACGAACATCTAACCCAATCATAAACTCGTTTATTTCGTTTTGTGTTGGCAATCTGTCTTTTGTGTTGATCAGATTGATTGGATTTGATTCTAGTTCTTTAATGCGTTCATTAAGCCATTTAATACCCCTGTCCTTACAATCGTTTGAATCTTCAAGTTCCTTGCATTTATCAGCTAGATAGTCAGTATTTTTCTCAATCAGTTGTATATTGGTTTTTAGTTCCTTAATCTGTTCTTTCAGCTTATGGTTTTCCATTCCCAGGTCAACGTTTTCTGTAGCCATTGTGTTCTGAACATCTTCAAGTTTCTTTTCAAGTTCGGCAATACGGTTGTTCTTTGCAACAATGGACTTCTTGAACGTTTCAATCAATTCTTCATCTGTAGGAATTTTAATGGTCATAAGTTTCCTTTTTTGTTTTAGGTCTTCCACCTAGTTTACCATTAGCAATGCTTGCCTTTTTTCTCTTTGTTGATGTACCTCTACCTCGTTTGCTATCAATCACATCAAGGTAGGTTACATACGATTGTAGGTTGTTTAATAGGCTTTCTAGCACCTTTTCTGCTCTAGTCTTACCTTTTACACTACAATCATCAATTAAACCTCTAAGCCACGCCTTTGTGTACTTTTTTTCGCTCATAGGCCACCTAGGTTAAGTCAAACAACATCACACTCTCAATGGACAGAGTATCGTAATCAGTATCTGCGTCAGAAGCAATGTACCGTAGCAATTCCTCAGGCGTTATTTCATCTTCCGGCAATCCGTTCATTAGAATCATAGTGTAGGCCATGTCAAGTTGATCAATGGTTACGGCCTTGACTAAATACCACGCCTTCTCTTCGTATGCTATAGCATCGTTTTCAGGCACAAATCCATCATATTGAGCCTGTAGCTGAAACTTTCCTTTGGATGCGTAATCGTAAGCCTCTTTGACGATTTTGTCCTTATCTATCATCTAAAGCAACCTCCTTGCCCAAAATATTATTGAGTTCAGTATTGTTCAAAAAGATTATTTCACCTCTCTTAAACGGAGCTTCTGTAAGCCAACCTCTAAGTGTTTCACGGCAAGTTACACATTCCTGGGCATTAGACCATTCAAGGAGAAAAATCTTTTTATTTAGAATTACATACCTTTTTAGTAGGAAATAAGATCTTCTTACAACAGATTCTCCAACGGTCTTTGTTCCAATCCTAACCATTAGTCCATTATCTCCACTTTGTCAAACTCAGGCTGAATAGCGAGAGAACCCCAAGAGCCATACCATTGCTCAGGAAATGCGATAGAAGGAACGGCATTTGCAACGTGTGTTACAACGCCAATTCTGCCATTGTATCTAGGTTCGTCTTTCATTTCAATTATCTTCACCTTTTTTCCGATTACGTCCATAAAACGTCCATTTTTTTGAATTAAAAAAGACCGATTTGAAGGTATCGGTCTAGAACCTTATAGAGCTGACTAGGCTACTTCTTCTTCCTTGTCAGCCCACCAACTAGGCTTTTGTTCGCCACGTTCTTCAAGAATCTGTTCGAGAGTCTGCTTGCCGGAATCAATGCTAATATCACGTTCAATGGCCTGGAGAGAAATTATGCGACCCATGAAACGTGCATTGTGCTTAATGTTCTGAAGTTCGTTGACGTTGAAATAGCCATATTCAGGCTCAGGGCCAACGATGTAACCGAAAGCATCACCAGTAGTGGGATCAAATTCCAACATATACCAAGTGTAGTTGCTATAAGGAGTGAAATAACGAGCCAAAACAACGGCTTGACCCTTCTTACCATCCTGAGAGTACAGAGGGAATTTCTTGGAAGCTTTCTTGATTTCTGCGGTAACGAGTTTCTGCATAATGATTGTCCTTTTTTTGATTTTGCTTCTACTTCAAATCAGTAGCATTAAATGATAACTGATTTCTAGTACGTGATAAAATATAACCTAATTCATTTAGGTTTGCAAGACTTTTTCTCAAAATATGAGAAAAATTTTATTCATATGTGATAATTTCTAAAAGAGGATTTAAAAGATAATGGGCAAAGAAAAGATTCTAGACGTTGTTGTCAAAAACATAAAGCCATCTAATCAAAAGTTCATATACAGATATCATAGATTTCCTTTGGAAATGCTAGAGCCTATTCTTGAAGATGGATTGAAGCCTGTTCCTGGAAATGAATACAGACATGGTGGCCCATTATGGATTAGTGCTGACGATTTTCACTCTTCGATGGGTGGAATAAGAAAACATGGTTACATAAAGTTGAAGATTCCAAAGGAAGATTATAAAAAATTAGACTTTGTTGATAATCCTGAGTATTTTGACAATAGCGGAACTATAAAGGGTAAAGAAAATCCTAGATGGTGGAAGTCAAAATATAATGTCAGTCAAGGAGGAAGGGTTAATACGATAAATAGTGAACTAGGCCCTGAGTATTTTGACAAAATTTGTTTTCATACAGAACCATTTAAGACAAGAACTGCTGATAATGACGTTTGTTTCTCCTATGACGAAATAATGGATATGTTTGATGATGGATCTATCAAGAAATATGCTTACAAGACAAGGCCAATGACTGAGGAAGATGTTGACAATGTAAAGTACAAAGGTTTCAATCCGTTAGATTATAAGAAGTGGATTGACGGTTCTAGATAATCCTTTATTCATTGCAAAAGAGGTTTCTAAATGGCAAAGATGAATTACTCAAATACCGTTAGTGGCACTACAAGTGGTGCTATAGGCGGTGCTTCTGCCGGAGCTAAAATTGCTGGTGGATGGGGCACTTTGGTTGGTGGTGCTATTGGTGGTCTTGGTGGTCTTATTAGCGGACTTTATTCCGATTATCAAAATAAAAAGGCACGTAAGCAAGCAGAACAATCAATCGACAATTGGAATGCTGAAGCAACAAAGCTTCTTGACGATGCTCATGCAAGTCAAGTAAAGTTGTCTGGAGAAAATGACCTCAAGAACTATCAGGGCTTGAAGTCGGGTTACAATCCTGATGATTATGTCTATGACTTTGATGAGTATGATGACTCGAAGTGGAATGTTGAAGATTTTCTCAATCCTAACAAGGAAGCAATTCTTAATGACATTGGAAAGAGTGTTCAACATACTGCGGCAGGGTCTGCTTTGGGTCATTCTAGCGGTACTCTTTCTTCTATCGTTGCTCAACAGATGGCTAAGGATGAGCAACTTTACAAGGATGCTAGAGAAGCTATGAACCAGGAACGTCGCTTTGATTACGGTCGGTATCAAGACTACATTACCAATATGCAGAACAAACTGAATAACAAGCAACAAGGTATTATCAATCAAATGAATATGCTTGGTGAAGACATTAAGTTTGATCAGCAACAAGAAGACAACTACACCACAAACAAGTTGAACCTTGGCAACTCCATTAACAATGCTAGAGTAAGCCTTATGGCTACCTAAGAGGAGAACGATGAACGTTAATACATTTCAGCCGTTAGACTTTAGCGGAATGATCGGAAAGCAAAATCAAAATGCAAGCTATCTTCGTGATTCCATCAACAATGGTATTAAGGATGTTGGCAATAGCATTGACACTTGGCAAAAGGACAAAAGGCAATGGGAAAATCTTCTAGCCCAACAGAAGTATCAGCAAGAACGTGATGCCATTGCAGACAAGAGATACCAGGAACAACAGAGATACCAACATGGCAGGGATGCTCTTCTTGATGCTCGTTACAATACTGAGTTGATGAGGACTTTAGGCAAGGAACAAGCTCGTCAAGATGCTATGCTAAAATCTCAGCAGATGATGAGAGATAGGTTGTTGACTCCTGTTAGGCAAAATCCTGATATTGATTGGGAAAATGAAGAGCAGTTCATTAACGGCCTTGAAAATGGTAGTGATATTGAAAATATGCCTTCCGTTGCTTCGGGAATGGATTACTCAGGTATGCAAGGCCGTGTAAAGAATATGACTGCAAGTCCTTCTGATTATGCAAATTTCAAAAATTTTGACAATAGGAAGTATGTAGAAGACTACAACAACCAAAATGGCGTTATGGAGTATGAAGCGGACAATGCCGTATTTGGTGACAATGATCCTTACGCAAAGATTCGTCAATACGGTGATGCCGCAGTAATGTACTTCCAACTTGCTCAAAACGCAAGCAATCCTGATGATTACAATGCTTACGTTAATGCATTCAATAACATTGTAACTCAAAAGCAAATGAATGACAAGTTGTATGGTCAAAGAGTATCTGACGAACAGAGTGCTTTTGAAGACAAGATTATGACAATGCAAAATGAGGGCTTGAAGTACGGAATGGCTAACAATCCTCAATGGATTGCAAACCTTGAAAACCTAAAGGCTCAGTATGAACGTAAGTTTGGAGTTCCTTACGATTCTTCTAAGAATGTTGGTTTGCAAGCAGGGCAAGAACAGATTGCAGAAAACAATAATGCTAGGCAGATTAAGTACAACAACACTCTAGCCGAAGCACAAAGAAGAGCTGAAAAGTTGGTAGGAACATCGATGTACAACTACGCAATCCAAAAGTACATGAACGAAAACGGCTACCCTAAATTTAGGATTCAATAATGGAAAAGTTGAACGAACTGAAATACAATACAATTGGTCAGCTTGAACAGATTGGCGCACCTGATGAACTTATTAGGGCCGTTGCTGATGCCGGAAGTGAAGCTGAAGTTCAAAACATAATTGCACAATGGCAACGTAGTGACGATTACGCAAACAATGTTCAGAGCTATGTTGATGCCGATGCTAGTAATGTTTCTGCGGTTGTGCCTAGAGGGTTTACAAACGTTGATCCTAGTTCGAAGTTAAGGCAAGACTTTAGCGGTATGCCTCGTTCTTCTTTGCGCCCTGCATTGGCTCTCTATAACAATGCTAACGGAACAAACTATACAGAACCTCAAGTTGATTCAATCCTGTCTACTCCTCAGGATATGACTAGGAAGCAAGTTGATGATTTTGTTGCTCAGTATAAGCAAGAGAGGCGTGTTCAAGATTCAATCCAGGATGTTCTCAACTATCAAAATTCTTGGATCGGTAAGAGCATTAAGCCTTTGGCACAAACTATTGATGGCGTGTCTGGTTTTGTTCCTGGACTTGCAGGGAATGCTACTGCGGCTATAGGGCCTATAATGAGAGCTTACGATAGGTATAGGAGAGGTGAAAAGCCTGATTACTACAATCTCGCAACTGACATTGGTTTCAATGAAATGGGTCAGTCACTAGGTGGTAAGGTATTGAAGTATGGTGCTAATCTCGCTCAACGTATGCCGTACATCAATCGTTTTGCTCCTACAATGATTAGGGCTTCTCAGGCAAAGAGAATGGACAACGCAAGTTTTGCAAATCCGATTATCGCATTGAAGAGGAAACTAGAACAACTTGCATCAATGAAGGCAGGGAAGTCACCTAGAGAACAAATGCTCATCAATCAGGAAATTGTAAAGATTGCTGAAGAGGCTAGAAAACTCGGCCTTCGTAAAACTGAGCCTATTTATAGGAGTGCAATTGAGGAAGCCAAGGTATTTTCCAACGGAAATACAGAAAGCTTTGTAAGGCCGTTTACAACAGGCGAAAAGGTTTTGGCTACAGTTGACGATGGTTTGACAAAGTATGGCTTTAAGCAAATCCCTCATGCCGTAAACGGATTGCTAAGTGACGAAAATGACGGTACTCCAATTGAAAAGGCAAAGGAATCTACTAGAAAGGCTTCTATACCTCTGTTGAAATACCTCATCAAGTTGGATTCTTTGAATAGTCTTGGATATGACAAGGCTAGCGAGGAATACAACTACGTTTCTAGGCTCTTGGGTGTTGATAGCCTACCTCCTGAAGAAAGAGTTAGAGTGGCAAGGGAAGCTATCGCACAAGACACTCTTGCCGGAGATTGGCGAAACGAGTATAGATAAAATTCTTGTTCCCTAAAAAAGCGAACCCTACGGATTTTATGTCCGTGGGGTTTTATTCATTGTGAAAGATTTTATTAAGGGATTATCCACAATGCGACAATTTGACAATCGTACAAGCTACTTTGACAATAAAGGTAACATTCTTATTGGTAGGGCTATTTTCTGCGATAAGAATGGTGTAGAATCCGTTATTAGGGATGTTGAAGGCAATGTCATTGATAGTGTTGTCTACACGGACAATGCTGGGCGTTTGTACTCTCAGGTGTTTCTTGAAAATCACGATTATCTAGTCAAGTTCTCAAAGTACATAGGCAACACTTCGATGAACGATGATGAGGATGATGATAATTGGGAGCCTCAGTTTGAAGTCAAGAATCTGTACGATACAATGAACATCAACGTTGCTCTTACAGGCGGTTTGCAATGCGTTAATAGCATTAGTGACTTGAGGAAACTCAATCCCGAATCTATCCATGAGGACAACTCAAACAGAGTTGTTATGTTGCTTGGTTATCTAAAGCCTGGTGACAAGCCTTCAATCTGTTACAAGTGGGACGAATCCGTTGTCGCAAATGACGATGGTGGTTCCGTTATCAAGGTTCAAGGAATCAGTCAGGGTAGATGGACAATCGTTCAATCTTACACCTATGTTGATGTTAGGCATTTTGGCGCATCCCCTAAGATGTACGAACAAGCGGATATGAGCAACAGACTTGCAGTCCAAAAGGCTCAAGTCTACGCAACTAGTATTGGTCAAAGCCTTTATTTCTATGCCGATGAAAATTGCCAATTCTATGACGTAAGCAATATCAATCTAAACAATGTTACTGCAAGTAGCAACGTGAAGTTGTATTGCATGGATGATTGTGCTTGCAACATATACAACGTTGAAAGTATCTACGTCTATTCTGCTACAAACTATGAAGGTTCCGTAAATCTTTATGGAAATGTCCTAAGGACTTCTTTTGACGTTAGTGATCTTGGAAATGTCAAGTTCCATCCAAATGACAAGATTATCCTTGATTCCGATTACCATACGGATGTTAAATGGACTAACGTTGAAGTTGAAATTTTAGTAAACCAAACAAAGGGTGGTTCTTTTGAAAATTGCTCGTTTGTTGGTGGTGGTAACTTTGGTGGTGTTCAACAGAGCTATTCGTTCAAGAATTGCTATATCCGTCAATCCATTTTCAATCCTAACGTGTGGTGCACAAAGACTTTTGATGACTGCACATCTAATGTGAAGGAATGGGAAACGGCAGATGATTACATTGAATTTTGCATCCAATGTGAAACTCACGTAATTGACCTTGAATGGGGAACGGCTACAGATGATCATTTCATAGAGTACAACTTCATCCTTAGAAATGCTCTAGTCTATGGCGAACTTACCGTGACAAATAGCGCAACTATTGAAACAGGGTGTGTTGTCGCAAAGCTAAATACTGGTAGTGGTGTAGTTAGCAATCTTTCCATTACAGGCTCAAACGTAACGTTCTATTGTCCGGCTTCTGCAAGCGAGAGAGTATCTAAGGTAAGGACTATTGTAATTGACAATAGCAATATCGTTGGATTCAAGCTGAGTGTTGAAACTATTAGAATGACTAATAGTAGTTTCAATTCGATGTTGAATATTTGCCCTAATAGCTCTTGCAAGGTTTCTTCTTACATCAGGAATTGTGTAATATACGATAACTCTCCATCTATCAATACAAAGACAATTGATGGAAGTTCCGTAATGTCTTTGGGTAGTATTGTTGTTGATGGTCTGTATATCATTGACAACATCTATGAAGGCAATAATAACGATGTTATTACATTTATGAAAAACTATATGTCCTCAACCCAGGGCAAGTATAGGATTTCGAACAATGTGGGTGTTGACCTAAACTCTGAAGGTGAGAGAGTGTGTTGCTCAGGCAAGATTTTGTTGAGCAATAACTACAATGCGGTATCTGCTCAAGCCAATACTTTTGTTGTTGTGAACAGACAGAATGCAGGGTATGTTACATTGCAAAAGGTTCTTGACAATTGTCATGAATACTTTGAAGGTTGCTATGAGAAGTTTGCAACAACTCTGTACAACTTTATACCTCCCATTTTCAATTTCGGTGAAACCAATAATAGCAACAAGAACTGCTACACGATTAAACTTAGCCTAAAGGGTGTTCAGCAATGCAGAATGTCCACAGGAGCAGTAGCTGGAAGCTATTTCAAAAACCTTGTTAAGATTGATGGCGTTGTGGATCACTACAAACTTGATGGCGCAATAACAACTTCAGTTGGCGAGTACACAATGATGATGCCTTTGGATAGGCCTGTAGTAAACGGCTCTCAGACAGGAGTTGTTGGAAGTGCAGACCCGATTGTTGAAGCGGATTACGAACTCACTCTTGATCCAATAAAGTATAACGAAAACTACTCTGTCTAAAATTTATTTGGTTTTGATAATGTTTGTTGAAAAATGCCACTCAATAATTTATTTTTGAAATAGGGTCAAGAATAATAAATGGTATTAAAAGGCAAACTGAATGAATCACAATTACAAGACTTGGATGCACTAATACTGCGTTTAAAGAGTTTCAATCGTTGTAATTTACAAAACCAACAGACTAAAACGAAAAAGACAAGTGACATTGTTGATTTGTTTGCAGAGCTGAATGAAATTGTAGCCAATGACAAAATATCGATTGCTGATATTAGGCCATTGCCTCCTGATGATAACAGAAGGTTGTGGGAGTATATCAGGCATTGTTGCAAGTTGGCTATAATGAAGAACATAGACAAGGTTAGAAACCTATGCCTGGTTGACAATAGGCTAGATATTAAAGACCTTGTAGAGGATGCCATACACGATATCAGCATTCACGTCTATAGGTACGTTTGGCGAAAGTATGAACACTCCGAAGATGCCGGATATGTTATGAATACGGCTTATCTTGGTTTTAGAACCTGGAATCAAACTCAAATTGAAAAACAGACTTACGATAAAAAGAACCTAGACTTGTTTGAAAAACACAAGGCAGATTGCTTTAGCTTTAGCAAGAAAAAGTCGGCAACATCAAACTAGGTTTTATTCATTGTGAACAACAATGAGTATTATCTATGAGCCTTAAACTAATTTACGAATACGGATTTTATGACGAGAACGGCTTGCCCTATGATGGAGGCAAGCTTTACGCCTATAATTATAGCACAGGCAAGAGCGAGAATACCTATAGTGATGAAAACGGAACTATCAATGACTATCCCATTAGTCTTGATGCTAGAGGTTGTGCAAAGGTATTCATTGATGAAGATAAGAAATATCGTTTTGAACTTTACACATCTGATGGCGAACTTGTTTTCAAGCATCAGCCTGTAACGGCAACTAAGAATGGTGCTGATGGTGCTGATGGTGTTTCTTGTACTCACTATTGGGTTGGAACAACTCTCTATGTGACTTCCGCAAGTGGTGAATCCCATGCTGACCTTAAAGGCGAAAAGGGTGACAAGGGTGAACACGGTGATGATGGCGCAGACGGAAAGAATGGCGTTGATGGTATAAATGGGCGTGATGGTGACACTTGGCTTCCGTATTTTTCCGATGGAAAGCTCTGTTGGAAATTGGGCAATCAAGGCCAAACTCCGTCACCTATGTACATCAAGGGTGAAAGTGGTGAGAATGGTGCTGATGGTAAGACGTGGAGACCTTCTGTAGATTCTAGCGGAAATATCTCTTTTACTATTTCTTCTGATGAAACTGCACCTTCTGTTGTGAACATCAAGGGTGAGAGAGGTGAAAAGGGTGAAAAGGGTGATACAGGAAGTGGTCTTGAATTTAACTTTGTTATTGAAACGTACTATGCTCTCTCTAACATTCTCACTCCTTCCGCTAACAATGTTGCATTGGTTATTGAAGATGAAAGTGTAACTCCTGTTCGTAAGGGTGCTATCTATGCTTTCAGCCTAAAGAACAATATTTGGGGGTGGAATTATATTGGACAGATTGGATCTTCGGGTTCGGTTAACTCCATATCAATGAATGCAACAAAACTGACCGTTACCAATTCCGATACAACACAAAAGTCTTGTGACATTCCGACATTCAACCAAGATACAACAGGCAATGCCGCAACTGCAACAAAGGCTACACAAGACAAGAATGGCAACGATATTGTAGATACCTATGCAACAAAGACCGCACTTTCTGATGGTCTTGGTAGCAAACAAGATTCTTCTACTGCGGTAAAGACTTCTACAAACCAAGATATTGAAGGTATAAAAACATTCAAGAGCAATGTTGTAACCAATGCTGGCGTAGATGACTATGGTGATGTAAATTTCAAGACCGCAAACAAGAGTGGTTACACCAGGCTATATGCTGATGCCGTTAATAGTGGTAGGGTAGATGTTAAGTTGCCTACTTCTAGCGGAACTTTGGCTAGGACTACAGATACTGTAGAAGGTGCTAAAAAAGACAAGAATGGCAAAGATATTGTAGATACCTATGCAACAAAGACTGAGATGAATGGAAAGGACTTTGTGAAGTTCCATGAAGCTCCTAGTGGTTGGGATGGTGATTGGAATGGTATTACAATTGATTCCGACAACAAGCAAGAATTTGCTATGTACCATCTTGAGGGTAGCAACTTCACTAATTCTCCTGATGGGAATGCTAATGGTATTTGGCGTGTTCTAGTCCATAAGAATTGGGGTTCATTGATAACCCAGGAGGCTCAGAAACGTGACCATCCTGATTTCAAGTACATCAGGACTAAGAACAATGCTACATGGTCTAGTTGGCGAAAGTATAGCCTTGAAACAACAGATACCTATTCATCTACAGGAACTTGCAATGTAAGCGGAAAGGCCGTTTCAAGTGCAATAAGCACAAAGCAAGATAGCTTGCCTACTGAAGGTGGTAAGTATTCGATTAGTATTAACGGAAGTTCTACATCTTCTGCTAAGTCTAGCTCTTTGGTTGAGAATAACTTTACAAGCGGTTCTCTAAATGACTTGAAGTGTAGTGCTAACGAATACAAGGTGTATCAAGTTAGTGGCGGTTCTGTAACAGATAGGCCGGATGGTGTATCTAATTGCATTGTTGAATGTTGTTGGTATGGCTCTACCAACGGAACTCTTCAGACACTTCATTCAATCAAGTATGAAGGCGCATCTACCATATACCAAAGATTCTTTGACACTAATGGTTGGTCTGCATGGACTAGGGTTGCTCTTGATACGGATATTCCTAGTGGCGTTGAGCTTACTGAAAACAAGGTTACTTCCGTTAGTTCGTCTTCTACAGACGTGCAATATCCGTCTGCAAAGTGTGTAAATGATTTGAACGATGGTTGTGTTCATAAGTCGGGAAATGAAACAATCAACGGAACAAAGACTTTTAACGAAAGTATCAAACTAAAGAAAAATATTGATCTTGAAAAGAATCAATCTATTGTTTGGTATGGAACTAACGGAAAATGCGTTTATATAAATTGCAGTCCTGATGATGATGCTACTAAAGACTTGAGAATTGATATTCCTAACAAGGCTGGAACACTTGCGACAACAGACGATGTTAGCGATCATCACGATTCTACAAAGCAAGATACACTAACGTTTGATTTAACCCCTACAAGCAATAGCAATAATCCTGTTACAAGTGGTGGAATTAAGTCTGCGTTGGATGGTAAGCAAAATAGTCTTTCTGCCGGTATAAACATCAATATTAGCGGATCAACTATTAGCGCAACAGACACAACTTATAGTGAAATATCCGATACTGATGTAACATTGATTAAGTCAAACATTGATGCTCTTTTTGCATAAAGGAACGATATATAATGGCATTGAAAAACAATGATAGAATTACAAGCTCTAAGCTAGATACTATTCTTACATACGTAATCAACAAGATTAAGACGTGGGTAGGAACAAACTATGCTACAAAGAGCGAGATTCCTACAGGTCTTGTAAAGACAAATGGTGATCAGACTATTTATGGAATTAAGACTTTCGCAACAACGGCAGAAGTGAAGGCTTCTAGTGGAACTTCTAGCTTGCGTTCAATAAAGTCTAATAGTAGTGATTTCATTACACTTAGTTACAGGACTGATGGTCAAAGAGGTGTTTACGATTCTTCAATAAACACATACGTTATTGATATTGATAGTTCAGGTAATGTAGTTTTTAGAGGTACTGCAAACAAAACTGTAACTACTGCATCTACTATATATGATAGCGCATCTTCTTTTGTAGACATTTCTAGCAAACTTTTAGTTGTTGGTTTTGTTTCAGTATATAACACAAATAGCAAGGGTTATGCAGAATTAAAACTTTCAACTTATGGTGCCGCTTACAATCCAAGACATATTGCATTTCCAAATGGAGGTCAACTAAAGATTACTAACAACTATGGTTCGACTAGATATCTTAAATGCGATGATGGTAGTCATAATTTGTCCGCAGGATCAAGTTATACAATGGATATTTCTAAAGGAGTTGTTGTAACAATTAGTGGTGATGGTGGATCTGCGTATTTTATATATAGCGGGTCAAATGTTGCATATAAAATGAGTAAGGGTTACGGCAACTCAACAACTCCAATATACATTGATTCAAATGGAGTTCCTCAAACTTGCTCTTCTTCTAGCATTTCTGTTGACCAAGCAAAAACGGCAGAACACTTGATTGACTTGTCTAATGGTAATGCAAAAGACAATCTTCAATGGTACGGTGATGATGTTGAAAGTGTTACTACTGATGGTGGAAACTCTATATCAAGTACAAGATGGTTAGCCGCATGGCACTTGAACGAAGATGGATCAAATGGTGCTACTATCAATTGCGTTCAAGCTTCAAACGTTACTGTCGGAACGGCAGAAAACGCATTGAAAATTGGGGGTGCTACTTTTCATACTCCTTCCGGTGTAACAGACATTTATTTCCTTTAATTGATTATGAGTACAAGATTTATTGTTCCTTTTATTGAAAGAGAGTTTGATGATGGATGGCCTTTTCGTTATGGGTTTGCAAAAGTCATTGGAACAAAAAACGGATTTGATAATTATCTTTTTCCGTCAAATCATTACTTCTCGAACATAGATAAATACGCAACTAAGGGTTGGTACTTTATTATTAGCGGAAAGTTCAGAAATGAATATACTGAAAGTAGCAATAACTACCCTGGGTTCATCCAAAGAGTTGATGGTTCTGTCGATACTACTTATATAACAGGCGGTTTGACTAACAAATCAATTATGGATTATGATGGTTATCATACCATAAGTCCTTTTGATGCTAATATGGATGATCAACCATTAGCTCAGTACCTTAGATTTCAGTCAACAGGAGTTGTCGAATCGTTTAGTTTTTTATCTGAAGATACTCATATGTTCAGGCGTTGGCAAGCTCCTAGCGATTGCGATATAATCAACGCTCAATACATTAGGTACAATGCTATTGTTACAATTAGGGCATACGATAGGAACGATGCTTATAGGACTGATTGGTTTAAGTTGTTCTTCAATAACAGACAAGGTATACCAATACAAGAAGTGTTTAGGACTGTACCTTCCGATGTATTTATGATCCACGATAAATATTCCGAGGGTATGTACTATACAACATGGCACATTTCAACACTAGGTGATCGCTTTGCCAATGGAGTTTGTCTTTCTACTTGGGTTCTCCCCACTATCAGAAACAATCTTATTGGTGGAATTAGAATTGGAGTTAAGGCTGATGCTTCTAACAAAAAATTACTTTTCTGCGTAAATGAAGCTTGCGCTGAATACAAATTCGAATACCACTAATCAATAATTTCTTACAACTTAACAACTTCTTTATTCATTGAGGATAGAGAAGTTGTTTTTGTTTTAGGGGTAAGAATGTCTAATATTCTAGAACTCATCGGAAATGTCTGTAACAAGTATGGATTATTCCCTGCTATCGGATTGTTGGCTCTTGTATTGGGTGGTTATGGTTGTTACCAGGCTCAACTCAATGAAAAGGCAATACAGGCTCAGGCTATTGAATTAGCCAAACTTGATGCTAGGCTTGTTGCTAGTAACGAAAAGCTGACGGATAGAATGAGTGGCGTAGAAAAGAATCTCATTGAATTGACAACGCAGATTAAGTTGCTTGTTGATGGAAAGTTGGTGGTTGGAAAATGAACGATAGCAAGATGTTCGCAATTGTGGTGGCGTTCGTTGTTCTTTGGATAATTAACATATTCATTGGAGGAAATGACGTTGAGTAAAGTAATTGTAGATATTGACGGAACTTTAGCTGATTGCTCCGAACGTGCTAAGATGTATCTAGAAGGCGAGAATAAGAATTGGGATAAGTTCTATGGAGCTTGCATCAATGACTATCCTATTCTTTCAGTAATTGATATTGTTCAGAACATTTCTTCTTGCTATGAAATTATTCTTTGTTCAGGAAGGCGTGAGTCTTGCCGTGAAGATACTATACGATGGTTAGAAGATAACGAAGTGCCTTACAATGAGATACTTCTTCGTGAAGATGGAGATTTTAGGCACGATACTATTGTTAAGCCTGAATTGCTGAAAAAGGCTAATATCAAAGAAAGTGAAGTAGCTTTCATCCTTGAAGATAGAAACTCAATGGTTGCAAAGTGGCGTGAACTCGGTTTCACTTGTCTTCAAGTTGCAGAAGGAGATTTTTAATGACTTTAGATAAGATTTTTGCGATTGTTATTGGATATGTGATAATTCGTGCTTTATGCATAATTTTCCCTACAAAGGATGGTTGTGATGAGTGTTAAGGTAGTATCGACTTTCGTTCCTGAAAATCTTCCTTATGGTGATCCCGACAAGAATGGGATTAGGCAAGCCAAAGAGGATTTTACATTTTACTTTCTTTGCGTGATTGACGGTAGGGAAGGTTACCTATACTTTAATCACAAGAAAGGTCTGTGCTACAATGGTGCATCCAACAAGTTGGGTTGGCCTATAAAGAATTACTACGGTGTGGCTAAAAAGGATTGCGCTCCAAATGCACACGATGATTTGTATGCCTGGGGTGGTCAAGTCAAAGGATTGAAGAGAAAACTCAGCGCAAGTGAATGTGACGATATTCTAAGGGGTGCTATGAGGGAAGGTGGATTCTCTCGCAAGGATGCCGGAATAGTTGACAGAGCCGTGAAGATTCCTCTAGTCCATTGGCTTCATTTCGGTGTAAAGAATGACAAGGAAGGAATGCACAACCTCTGTGAAATATGTTGGATTAACAAGGATGTTTGATGCTTTACCTGGTTAGAGAAAAAGCTACAGAAAACGCCATTGTAGGCCGTTTAGAGTTGAATGGTTCTTTTGTATGCTACACGATGGAAAATAAGAAAACGGCTATTCCATGTGGAAAATACACCATTGAAAATAGCAAAAGCCCAAAGTTTAACAGAGAATTGCCTTTGATCTACAATAACGATGTTAAATCCTCTAGGGGTATAAGAATACATTGTGGAAACGATTATAGTTCAAGCCAAGGTTGCGTACTCGTTGCAATGCAAGTGATTGGTGAAAAGCTCAAAGAATCAAAAGTTGCCGAAAATATGGTGACAATGCTCTGTAGGAACAATCTTGAGCTGACGATTTGCGAGGAATAAAAAAGTCCACGGAAAAATATCCGTGGGCTTTCTCATATCAGACAATCAATATGAAATAGAAGCAAGCTAAATATACATATTTTTTGTCATAATTTGCGAAAAAATTTTATTTTTTTTATCAAATTTCCTTAGGTTTGTTCTTTGATCCCTTCGGTCTGCCACCTTTAGCACCATTTGCGGCACTTGTCAAGGCTTTTCTCTCGCTTGTGCCACGTCCTTTGTTTTTTGCGTTTTTGCTGATGTGGTCGATATAAAGTTCCAGGCTCGCAATGATATTGGAAAGAGCCACGCCTTCTGAAACCTTGACGGATTCAAAAGTGGCCTTGTCAATGATTGATTTAAGCCACTCTGTAGAAAATTCCTTGACTATTTCGCCATAGGTCTTTACAACTTCGGTATAACCAAGCAAGCTCTCTTCCCTGATGGTTAGGTTCTTTTCCGGCTCATCGCAAACACGTTCCCTTACGTTGTTTGTCTTTGGATTGCGAAAATAGATTTTCATTACATCTCCTTGATGATGTTTACGGATTCAATCAACAGAGATTCGTGAGGGGTTTTAGCCTTGTCACCGATAGTCTGTAGCACCATTGCGGAGGTTATTTCCATTCCGTCACCAACACATTCAAGGCATTCATTGTAAGCATCTTCAATGTCTGACTCTGTTGCATTCTTGATAAGTTCGTAGGCTTCATCCTCATAGGATTTAACATCAGCATCGGAAACCTTACCGCTATAGCAAGCCTGGACATTGAATACCGTGTGCTTGATGATATACTTGCAAGCTATAATTACATCCGTTTTCATTTTAAACCTCCATTAGTTAATATCAAAGATTTCTCCATCAAACTTTTCGGAATGAGCCTTGACATAGGCATCAACAAAAGCCTGTTCACTTTCGCAAGCATTGCAGTCTTTGTGAAGTTCTTCCATAATGCCGTTATCCATGTAGTGTTCAACAACATCCATTTCAAATTTTTTGCCGTTTACGATAACCATATTATACCTCTTTAAAAATTATGCTTATTTTATTCCTGTTTTATACTGATCCAAGAAACTCAACCTTTCGGAACACCCAAGCATTTTTTTGAGCAGATTCTCCTAGCCTTGATTTCAGCTTCAAGTTTTGCTTCATCCCTATCTTCTGCCGAAACTTTGATTTCAGTTGCGTATTCGCCATTATCAATGACGATTTGAAAAAGGTATTTGTTCATATTGGCTCCTTTGTTGTCTGTTATGACTATAATATACCTAATAATTTTTAGGTTGTCAATATGTAGTGAGAAAAAAAACTAAAAAATTTTTAGGTTAAATCTTTGGGATTAGGTCAATAGCCTTTTTTCTCGCTTCGTCAACCATATGGGCGTACACCTGGGTTGTTGCTATTGATGTATGTCCTAGCAACTTGCTAGTTACATATAGGTCTGCTCCGGCTGAAATAAGGTTAGTGGCGAAACTATGCCTTGCAACGTGTACGTGAATATTCTTTGTAAGCCCTGCCTTTTTAGCCCATATCTTTAGAACGTAGTTCAATGCGTTTGGGTCGGGTAACTTGAATATGTATGACATATCTTTCCAACCATCAGGTAGATATTTCTTTGCGTTCTCTGTTAGAGGAATCCTTACAGGCTCTGCCGTTTTCCTCTGCCGGATTATAATCATATCGTTACCGATCATTGAAGGTTGCAAATTACACAAATCACTATATCTTAGTCCTGTAAAACAAGCGAAAAGGAAAGCTTGCTTATATAGCGGTTTTTCGCATTCCGTGGTGTCTAATAGCCTTATTTCATCGATGGTGAAATAATCCCTTATAACCTTTTCTTTTTTGGGCAGAAGGCGTTTAATCTGTGGTAATTCCGATATTAGACCATCTGACTTGGCTTGCCTTAGGGTGAGCATTACGTTTTGAACGTGTCTGTTGATGGTGTTTGCCTTCTGTCCTCTCTTAGTCAGCTTTGAAATGAATCTCTTGAACCAGGACTCATCCATCTCCTGAGCATAGACATTTGGGTTGTCTGCTAGTGCTAGATTGATACTACTCGCATGGGTTCTGATTGAGTTCGCCTTTTTGAGGTTTTCAACGTACCTCCTATCGCAGTCTACAAACTTTGCTAGAGTAGGTCTTGACTTGACAACAACCCCTGCTTCAACTTGTTCTAGCTCAAAAGCTTTAGCATCTCGCTCGGCCTTGGCTACCCTCATCGTTTCTAGATTTTTCGTTCTGTCTAGGCTAGTTCGCTCAGGATATAGGTATAGTTTAAGATTTTCACGCCTTCTCTCGCCATTGATCCTATAGTCCAGGAATAGGCTAATAACACCGTCCTTTAACGGCCTCTTGCTTAGGCTAACTCTTTCTTTCATTGTGTTGTTTCCGTGTGTCCAAAATGGGCGGTGTGTCCAAAAATTGCCCATTTGAAATGTTTCCGATACTAAAAGATAGAGATTGATACAGACTTTTTCAAACACAACGTTGAAAAAGTTTTTAAAGAATATGTGTTGTTTTTGTAAAATATTTGTGTTATATTGCAACTTGAAATAAACACAAACGTTCTGTAAGCCTTATGGTATAAGGGATTGAAAGATTTTACAAAGTGTGGATGTGTCCTAGATGTGTCCACGGATTTCAAAAAGAAAGACCACCTTTCGGTGGCCTCTCTTCTTGTTTTGAATTGATACGCAATAATGCGTGTGGCGAATTAAATATACTATCTAGAGTTCGCTTTGGCAAGTATCTCAGCATTACTGCAACGCCTAGTTTGTTGTATGTACTCGTCTAGGTCAGCTTTTGTGAATTTAAGACCTCCGGCCTTATGGCTTGCAATTTCTCCTGAGCAGACCTTCTGTCTAATTGTCTGTTGCGCCATATCTCCAAGATACTTTGATGCTTCCTCCAGGCTCATTAGTCCTGTTGGTGCTACAATCTGTTTTATTTGGCTCAGGATGAGATTTGTCATTCTCTGCTCCATCTGTTCCAAATCCGATTTTGTTACCAAGTCCAATTCCATTCTTGAAGTCCTTTTCCTTTATCTTTGTGTAGCATCCTGTGCAGTACGGTGTGTTGGTGTATTCATCCTTATTTTCAATCCAAAGAGCTTCGTAGATTTTCTTCTTGCACTTTCCACACTCAATTATAGTCCTATACATTCTGTAATTTTCCTTTGATCATTTCGCTTAGTCCAATTACGGTGTTTTCGTTTTCAACATCAGAACAAAAGATTTCAACTCCAAATTCATCCTCAAGACCAATAACAATTTCCATCATGTCGATTGAGTTTGCGCCAAGGTCTTTTGTTAATTCGTCTGTCGTCTTTATCGTATTTGGCTTTATACAGAGAACTCTTTCCAAAACTTCCAAAATTCTATTCATTGGATATTCGTTCATTTGTGTTAATCCTTTTAAACTGACAAATTTTTCTAGGCTATTGGCGGCAGAGAGCAAGGCGTTATGCCACAACTTGTAAATTCTGTACATCTACCCATAATCTTGCAATTTGGCTGAAGAAACCTCTTAAACTCAGGATTACATTCAACAACGGCCTTTACAATAGCTTTCATTATTTGACGTGTTTCCAGGCTTGCTTTTCCGCACAACCTCTTACGTGCCATGAACATTAGTTCTTGTGCATTGATTTCCATTGTATGATTTACAGGAGAATTTTGAGGTGCTGATTCACGGTCATAATCACTTTGCCTATCATTTCTCTGACTTTTAACAAAATGTTCTACACCATACTTATGACGTACAAAGTGAACACTATAGCAATATGGAACGTTTTCAAGCCGGATGATCCAAGATAGATGACGAATGGGGGAATGTTCACAGTTCAACATTTTTTCCTTCCATTCATCGGTAACGGTCTTTTCGAGATTCCAATTATCCTTTCCCATTGTGTCTGTGGCGAGTGCGTAGACGATATTCCAATCAATCTGTGTTGGGTTCTTGATAACGGTTACTTTGAAGTTTTGTGGTATTGGCATTACTGTTCATCCTTTTCTGCTTGCGTGGATTTATCGGTGGTTGGTGGAGGTGGCTTCGGCATCCAATGAGTAATATTTTCGTCAGACCTATTTATGAACAAATTTTCATAAGTAACTTCTTTACCATCCCATACAAAAACATCAACTAAAACTTTTTCTTTCGTATCCTTGACACTAATCCACTTGGGCTGACTGGCTCTCAAATCCCAATACTTTGCACACCAATCTTCGCCAACACGATGCTCCATTTGCAGTTTGGATTCAAGTTCCTTGATGCGTATTTCTGCTTTCGCAACAATGTCTTGGTAAATGCGGATGTCATGTTCAAGGGAGTCCATTACCTTGTCTGCTTGCGACTTGAACAGATACTCACACCCATTAGAATCTTGGGGCCATACTTTAGTACCTTCGCAATCTACAAGACAAGTGTCTACTTGTCCGCAGTAAATCAGCTTGTTTACATC